TATGTAAGAAAGACTTTAGAAATGACTGGGAAGCGGTACAAATGGGTTATTCAGCTTATGACAATATGCCTCCAAAGTTTTCTGATTTCTTAATCGGACACGTAGCGTCTAAGATTGCTGAGAAGACAGAGCAAACTATCTGGGGTGGTGTAGACGGAGCTGGAGAGTTTGACGGATTCACAACGCTTATGGCTGCAGACGGAGATATTGTAGATGCTGCTAACACAGTAGGTGGAACTCCAGCAACTGGATACACATCAGCAAACATTATTGAGCTTTTAGGAAATGTAGTAGATTCAGTTCCAGCGGCAGTTTATGGTAAGGAAGATTTAACTATCTATGTACCTACTATCGCTCTACAAGCATACGTTCGTGCATTAGGCGGATTTGGTGCGGATGGTCTTGGTGCTGCTGGTACAGACAACAAAGGGTCACAGTGGTACAATCAAGGTAATGCTCTAGCGTTTGAAGGTATTAAAATCCAACACGCGCCAGGTATGCCAGCAGACCACATTGTAGCTGGAGAGGCTTCTAACTTGTTCTTTGGAACTGGCTTATTGGCAGACCATAACGAAGTGAAGTTGATTGATACAAGCGAGATTCTAGGAGACCAAAACGTAAGAATTATTATGCGTTTTACTTCTGGTGTACAGTATGGAATCGGTGCAGACTTAGTGTTACAGACACTAGCTTAATAAAAGTAGTTTAACATATAAAAGGGTAGGTTGGAAAAGTCTTGCCTACCTTTTTTATTAAAAAATAAATAATATGAGTTGTACATTAACAACGGGTAGGTCAGTACCTTGTAAGGATTCAGTAGGTGGTATTAAAGCGGTTTATTTCGCTGATTACGGCACACTAGGAGACCTTACTGGAATTACTGAGACTGCCTATGAAGTAACTGGATTTGGTGGTACACCAGATTTCTTTAAGTTCGACGTTAAGGGCAATTCTAGTTTAGAGCAGACAATTACTGCGAGTAGAGAAAACGGAACTGCATTTTTTGAGCAGACGTTAAATCTTACTTTAACAAAACTAGATTTAGCTACTTTAGAAGAACTTAGAATTTTAGTAATTGGAAGACCACACATAATCATTCAAGATTATAACGATAACTACTTATTGGTAGGAGCGTATCACGGAGCAGATTGTTCTGGAGGCACTATTGTGACTGGAGCAGCTATGGGAGACTTAAGCGGTTTCACACTAACAATGAGTGCGCAAGAGAAGTTTCCAGCGTTTTTTGTTCAAGGTGGCGTTGTAACGGCTGCGGCAGAATCAACACAAATTAATCCGTAATTAGTTTTATTAGTTATGTTATGTAAGGGCTATCTTTAGAGGTAGCTCTTTTTTTATACAAATATTTCAAATAGTACGTTATATTAGTATGAAGATTATAGGAACTAGCGGTACGAAAACTATAAAAGTAATACCTAGACAATATGTCACTGGTCAAGTAACAGTAAAACTAAAGAATGAGACCACAAAAGAAGTGGTTACAATAGAGCCAACGGCATCAGTAGACCATAACTATATGAAATTTGATGCAGCGTTTGGTACGTTGTCTAAAAACACGTTTTACGTTATGGATGTTTACTTGTTTGGAACGACTACACAGATATTTAAAGACAAAGTATTTTGCACAGACCAGACAATAAATCAGTCAAACAATGATTATTTTTCAATTAACAAAGACGAATACATAACAGACGATAGCTATAATAACGATTACATAGTATTATGACAGACTTAAGAATAGTAAATTTAGGAAGTTACACTACTCCAGAAATAAAAGAGTACAAAAACAAAGAGTGGGTAGCTTATGGAGCAGATAACGACTACTATCAGTTTTTAATAGATAGATATAACGGAAGCCCTACAAACAATGCAGCGATTAACGGAATAAGTCAAATGATTTTTGGTAGAGGTTTAGACGCTACTAATAGCTCACAAATGCCAGATGAGTATGCTCAAATGAAGTCTTTATTAAAAGATGAGTGCGTAAGAAAATTATGCTACGATTTAAAATTAATGGGACAGTGTGCGATGCAAGTTATATACAACTCTAATCACACAAGAATAGTAGAGGTAGACCACTTTCCAATAGAGACTCTTAGAGTAGGTAAGGCTAATGAAAATGGAGACATAGACTCTTACTATTATATGCCAGATTGGACTGATATAAAGCCGTCTGAACAACCAGAAAGATTTAGTGCGTTTGGTACATCTAAGGATAATATAGAGATATACTGCGTGAAACCTTATAGAGCTGGATTTTACTACTATTCACCAGTTGATTATCAAGGAGGTTTGCAGTATGCAGAGCTAGAAGAGGATATAGCTAATTACCACTTAAATAATATTAAGAATGGTTTAGCTCCTAGTATGCTTATAAACTTTAATAATGGTATACCAGACGAGGAGCAGAGACGAGATATTGAAAACAATATAAAGCGCAAATACTCTGGAACGAGTAATGCTGGTAGATTTATTTTAAGTTTTAACGATAATAAAGAATCTGGAGCAGAAATAGAAACAATACAACTTTCAGACGCACACCAACAGTATCAGTTCTTAAGCGAAGAATCAATGGCTAAGGTAATGGTCTCGCATAGAATTATAAGTCCTATGTTGTTAGGTATAAAAGACCAGACTGGATTTGGTAATAATGCAGATGAATTAAAGACTGCATCTACCTTAATGGACAATACTGTTATTAGACCGTTTCAAGAGCTTTTAATAAATGCCTTTGACTCTATACTATCAGTAAACGATATATCGCTTAATTTGTACTTTAAAACGCTTCAGCCGTTAGAATTCATAGACTTAGAAAACGCTATGAATAAAGAGCAAGTAGAAGAAGAGACTGGACAAAAGTTGTCTTCAGATAAAAAAGATTGCGGATGCGTAAATTTAAAAGCGCCTTGTTGGGATGGATACGAGCAAATAGGAACAAAGATAAAAGACGGAAAAGAAGTCCCTAATTGCGTACCACTAGAGGAGGTCAAAAAGATGAAAGAGGATTTATACGATGCTCTAATGAATATTGAAGACGAAGACCTTACGGACTATGAATTAATAGACGAGAGACCAGCTAATGAATATGACGACATATTAAACAAAATGATAAACTTAGCAGACGTTGTATCGAGTAGCCCTAGTAGCAAGAGTGAACAAGATACTAGCATATTAAAAGTAAGATATGTTTACACTGCTGGTAGAAGCACTTCTGGAAAGAGTAGAGATTTTTGTGAGAAAATGATGTCTGCAAAGAAAGTATACAGAAAAGAAGACTTAGATAAAAACAGTAAGGCTAACAAAGAGTTTAGTCCTTCTGGAACAAATCAAGGAGGCTACAATATTTGGCTATACAAGGGTGGGGTTAATTGCTCACACTATTGGATGAGACAAACGTATTTAAGAAAGAATAATAAGAGAATATCTGTTGGAGAGGCAAGAGCTAAGATTATGGAGCTAGACCCTAGTCTTAGAAAAGAAGCTAAGATGCCAGTAAATGAGCCAGAAGTGGCACAGATAGCCTCTGCAAAAAATAACTATTGGAGAAAAGACTAATATATGGCAACTGCATTATTTGTAAATAGAGACGACATAGTCAGAAATAGCATAATAGACGGAAACGTAGATACGGATAAGTTTATACAGTTTTTAAAAATCGCACAACGTATGCACCTAGAAAATTATTTAGGGACAAAGTTATACGACAAGATTTCAGCAGACATAATAGCTGGTACATTAACTGGAAACTATTTAACATTAAAGAATGAGTATATAGCGCCAATGTTGATACACTTTGCAATGGTAAATTTCTTGCCGTTTGCACAGTATGAATTAAAAAATGGTGGTTTATATAAGCATAGTAGTGAAAGCAGTCAGACTCCGACAAAAGAGGAGGTAGACTTTTTGACTCAGCAACATAGAGGCTTTGCGGAATTTTATACTAGAAGATTTATAGATTATATGTCTTTTAATAGCACTTTATACCCAGAATATAACAGTAACTCTAATGACGATATGCACCCAGACAAGACCGCTAATTTTGTAGGGTGGGTTTTTTAATATGGAATATAAAATAAAAAAAGAAAATCTTAATAAGATTATAAAGTATCTTAAAAAGAAAAAAAATAAGAAATGACAAATCCTAAATTAGCATTAATACCAAGCGGATATAAAGCTCTTTTTGTATATTCTATTTTGCCGAATAATGCAGATGGCGATTTTGCTTACGAGCGTAATGGTAGCGCAACAAGAGTGCGTAAGGATGGTCTTATTGAGGAGCTGACTGTTAATGATACACCAAGATTAGATTGGTTGAATAGCGATTGTCCTTCACTCTTACTTGAACCTCAACGCACAAACATACAAGCGTATAGCGAAAACTTTAGCGGTGCAGCTTGGACACCAGCTTTGGTAACTATAACTGCAAATAGTAGTGTATCTCCAAATGGGGAATTAACTGCATATAAAATAGAATCTGACCAAACTAATTTTGCTGCTGAATTAAGTGGGTTTTTGTCAATTACTTCAAACACAGAATACACTTATTCTATTTATGTAAAAGCAGACACAACAAGTATTTGTAGAATTGAATTGACTGATAATTTAAATAGTTCAGATTACTATTATGGGAGGGCTGATTTTGATATGTCTACAGAAACACTCACTACCTCCCTTGCTACTGCAAGTTTTGATAGATTAGATGGTGGTTGGTATAGGTTAAAAATGACTGCCACTTCTCCAAATCCGATACAAGGGTCTACTCGTGCAAAAATAATTTTACCAGAAGTTGGTAGTATATTTATATGGGGTGCACAGACGGAAGCTGGTGGATACGCTACAAGTTATATTAAAAACGTAGATAACGCTAATGGCGTAACAAGATTAAAAGACGAATGTATAAACGGAGGCGATGCTGATTTGTTTGACATTACAGAGGGTACTTTTTTTGTAGATGCAGTAAATTTTAGTCCACTTTTAAATGATTATAGTATGATTACTTTAAGCGATGGTAGTACTAATATTGTTCGGTTTTTATACGAAAGTAGCAGAATTAGAGTAACTGTAATTGCTTCTAACAATGTAGAGCAAGACTATTTCATTGCTGGTGTTGCTTCAAACCAAAGAAACAAAGTGGCTTTAACGTTTAAGAAAGATGAGTTTAAAGTATATCATAACGGAGTTTTAAAAGATACAGACACAAGCGGAGATATACCAACTGGATTAGATAGATTAAATTTTTCAATGACAAACAATTTGTCACGTTGGTTTGAGGGTAAAGTACACGACACAAGAGTTTACGATAGAGTATTAACAGAAGCGGAAGCAATAACACTAACAACAATATAATGAGCTGGGGAAAAATATACGAAACAACTTGGTGGGGTAATCCAACAGTAAGCGGATGGGGAAGCATTTACTATCCTTATACAGACCCAACA